GTTCATCGTAACGAGAGGCTCACCATCCTCTCGCTTGAACAGCCAATGCCGGCCGAAGTAGAAGCGCCAATGCTCGTTGTATCGTTGGATCCGCAGAAGCTCTGCTTGCTCAAGGTTCAAGAAGAACCCAAGCTGTGCAGGCTCAACAATCCTTTGAAACGGGATTGCGCTCCCGTAGGAGTTGCCCGAGTTAGTGAAGAATGACAACGGCATTGGTTTGGCTGCTCCTTCCTGTCATAAACCCATGGTCACTTCAAAAGGGGAATCAAAACCGTTGCCGTTGTTGTGAGGGCACCGATGATAGCCAGGATACCACCAATGATTGCCCTTGTCCGCATCACCTGTCGATCTTTCTCGGCCTTCCTCTTTGCCACCACCAGAGTGCTGCGATCCATGATCCCCGTCACCTCGCTCTCGTCGTCCGTGATCGATGGAAACTCCCGGCGAGCCTCACTTTTGATCACCTCATTGATTGCCTTCACCCACTGCCCACGCATGCCTGTTCCTGGTTTTCCCGTCGTGGGGTCAGGAGGCTCACCAATGACTGCGATCAATTCCAGAACCGCTTTTTCTATTTCAGCGTCTCGTTCACGCCACCTTTCCATCTCGTCACTGAACGCCCTGGACAAATTCTTGGTGAGATCCCGCACTTCCTCCAGCACCTTGGAGTGCAAGTGCAGGTTTTCTTTCACCTCCATCAGCTCCTTGTGATTACTTCGAGCTTCATCGCGAAGAATCACAAGTTCAGCCGCATGGACAGCGCACGGTCTCCCTTCGTCGTGCCCGTTCGGAGACTTTCGTATCGTGGGGTCTGTATCCGGCTCGTCAGAGACGTTGTGCTCGTTGTTCATTATTCTGCCATCAATGGGTAGAGTGTACTGTCCTTGCCGTCGTTAGTGTAAATCCTAAGCTGCCCCCCATTGAGAAACGTGAAGCTATCTGTGTGGGTGTAGCCCCCTCGCATCGTCACCCCAGGGTCAGGGATGCAATCCACTTGACCACTGCAAATGACGCAATTGAAAAATTTGATCTGGCTAGAGCTTGAATATCCTGAGTAAGTAAGGTCAGCCGTGTCAAAGTATGAGTTGCAGGTGGTCATATTCAAAACGCCGTCTCCATTGATCGTCGCCGACAGTGTTTCGATAGACGAGTTGCTGACATAGACAGTGCTGGTAGATCCTTCAGAGCAGTCACAGGTTAGGGTATCTAGCTCACGAACCCCCCTAAAATTTGCTACTAAAGTATTTCCATATCCAGGGGCCAAAAGCACATCTGAATCCGCAAAAAGGCCAG